ATCCCAGCCTTCATGTTCCAGACGCGGGTGAATGGACGCTGCGGTGTGCATCCACTGAGCCTTGTTGATGCCGATCTCTTTCTGCCTTGTGCGCACGAACAGTGAGGTGGCCTTGTTGTTCTGGTCACGCGCGATCAGGCCTGCACGTCTGCGCGTGATGCCGAGAGCCTCGTGCAGATCCTCAGTCAGGCCGGTCAGGTCACGTCCCTTGTTGATGCTCTTGTAGACACGGTCACGGATGAGACCGAAGTATTGCCGCGAGATCGTCCCACCCTTGTTCGGCTTCGTGCTGATCAGGCCGACGTTGTCGTCCAGCCTCTCAGCCAGGGCACGACGCATGCTGGGCGTCATCTCGAACTTCAACGCGAGATGGCCCCACAGATCCTTGCGCTTGATGAACGGGATCTTCGGCGGCATGGTCGTCGCATCCATCGTCACGGCAGGGGTCTTCGTAAAGAAGGCGGCAATTCGTTCTCGTCCTCTTGCGTCCATGGCTCTGGAATCGGCATGAACAGGTAGTTCACTCGGAGCCAGTTTTCTCTCGTAAGTGGACGGCCAAGACTTTTCAGAAGGTGCTCGATTGGCCCAGGACGGACGTTCGATTTTCTTACCTGAGGCTTCGGAGATTTCTTTATGGAGTTGACCAAGGGACATCGCTCCTTTCGAGTCGTGATACTTCTGCCAGAGTGCGGAGACCTTCTTCTCACCATCCGAATGTTTGAATCCCGTGGTGAACAAGGTCTGTGCGGATGTCCAGCAGATGGACTGCATCTGGCGTGGCAGCAGATGCTCCAGTTCAGCCGCGCGCTTGAATACCTCCTGGTTGAGGCAGTAGGTGCCCTTGATCCCTGTGGACGCTTCACTAACCGCTGGCTTGCCACCACCGAAGTTCTGCGTCACCTCGTTGTCGGTGAGTCCCAGTGGGCGAAGCAGGATCCCCGCCACCGCGTGCGTATCGATGGTCACATGACCTTCAGTGGAGTTCGGATTGTAGATGTTGTTGTAGAAGTTGCGCACCTTGTGGCCGTCGCCCAGTGCATCACTGATGGTCCGGGCATCACCATGCTCGTAAACCTGCACCATGTGTGCAACCTGCACCACGCTCGCACCCCCGATGTTGTTCAGCGAGCCATCATCCTTCTTCACGAACTCACCGAACTTTCCTTCGGGCGAGATCTCGCGGAATCCTCGTTCGTTGTGCACACCATCGTAGGCTATGAGCCACAGGGCCTTGTCCGCAGCACTGTTCAATTCGCCCAGGGTCTTACCCTCGACGCGAGACATGACTTCCTTGTTCGCGAAGTCCTTGGCTCCCGCTTCGGTGGAGAACTTCGACATTTCGGAGTCCCACCTCGCACCTTGATGGTCATGCATGATGTCCATGTATCGTTCGGCCAGGGATACGTTCTCCCTCCAGTCACGCTTGGGGGAGAGGGTGGCAATAGCTGCGGACGCCTGTGCAGTACTCAGTCCGAACTTCTGCGCGAAGCCGGTCGCAATGTCGTGCGCACCGTCATACCATTGCATCGCACGGTCACGATCTTCAGGGGACATGCGGTCGTAGAGATATTGCAGGTTCTTCACACCGTCGTTGATGTATCGCTCGATGATCCGGTCAGGCGTGTCACCGGGCTGGGCCTGGAAGTTCGGATAGGATGAGACGCACTCCGCAATCTTCTCCCACGGCGTCTTGCTCTTGTCGTTCAGCGCGGGCGCGTCACGCAGCGCCTGGAGGTCAGACTTGAGCATCACGTGTTCTGGATCGTTCTTCCGAGTCTTGGTTTCCTTCGGAATGCGTGTGCTCAGTTCCTGGTTGCCACATGGGCCGGTCCAGTCACTGCCTGCGAACCGGCCATGGTCATCACGAGGATGCAGATCCTCCTCGAACTCGTCCATGGCCAGGGCATCGTAGGTGAGCGGGCCACGCGCGGCCACCTGGAAGCCAGCCTTGCGCAGGCTTGCCCCGAAGGCGAAATCGACGTGGTCCAGGCAGCGGTGCAGGAAGCCGTGGACGACTTCGCTGGCGCGCAGGTTGAACTGCTCGACGTAATGAGCCTCCAGCCGGTCCAGCAGCCCGCCCAGGACGTGGGCCGGGAACGTGGCGACATGGACAGGCTGGTTCGTCTCCCAGAGGCCCTGGATGGCCACCTGGACGTGCTGGTGCATGCTGGTGATCTGCGCGTCAAGCCTGCGGGCATACCAAGCCCGGACAGCCGCACTGGGCTGCACGGGCGAGAGCAGGATCGGGTTCGGACCCGGTGCGCGCAGGGGCATTCTACTGACCGTCGCCGTTCGTGGCGTTACCACCATCGGTGCCGATCACGGTGCTGGTGCTGGGATCGACGACCTCGGTCGCGGGGTCCACAGCCTGATTGACGATGCCCCCATTGACGATGTTGGCGATCCCGACGCAGGGCACATCCCCGATGCAGAGATGCTGGAAGGTTGCGATCGCCGTGTTGACGTTGGGGTCAGTGACCGAGCGTCCGCAGCATTGGAAAATGTAAGTAGCCATTTCAGGCCTCCAGAGTGGTTCAGGGTTTCTTCTCTTCCTTGGTGATGAACTGAAAACTGAATCCTTGTTCGCGTAGTGCAGCCACCAGACGTGGCCCTTCGATCTTGTAGTCGAACCCATCAACCGGCGCGGGGAGCTTGGCTTCCTGGTAGAGATGGACCAGCAGTGGCTGGGCCTGGAAGCGGTAGAAGCGCAGGGTGTCGAGGTCGTTCATTCCGCTCCCTCCGCTATCTTCATGCCTGCCCACTTCAGACGTTCCGACGCATCCATGTGTGCTTGTGCTTCGTCGAGATGATTGGATGTCACGCACTCAGTGGCGAGCTTGCCGTGCATGCTGGCCGCAGTGTTGAAGTCTGCCGTCTTGCCGGACTCCATGGCAGCGTAGGTGGCCTCGCCCGCTGCGCGCGCACTGGCCAGAAGCTGCTTGTCGCCGGACTTGGCCGCAAGCTGCACGGACTTCATCGAAGCCTCGTAGCCCGCCTGTGCATGCTCGTGCGCGCCCACACCCGGATAGGTCTTGGGTGCAGCCGTGCCGGTGTATTGGTTGATGCCCTCAGGGTTCGCGTCCTCGGCCTCGTTGTGCTTCTCGTTCGCCTTCAGGCCATGGGCGATGATGGCCGCATGGTGCGCGTCGATGAACGCGTGATGCACATGGCTCAGGTTGCTGGTGGCTGACCCCAAGGCCGCTTGATGAGCAGCCAGTGCTCGTTGATGCGCATGCTGCGCCTTCAGGTGAGCAGCCTTGGAGCCAGCGGTCCACGCACGGTTCGTGGACCTCTGTGCGGCTGACGAGAGCTTCGTCGCTTTCGCGAGTGGTGAGTCGTTCTTACCACCGATGCCGCCAGTATGCTGGTTGCCGTTGAACTCGTCCTGCGCGATCGCGTCCATCCAGAGTCCATACGCGTGATCATGCAGAACCGAATCCCCAGGCGAATTGAATGCAGCGTTCGTCTCGGCCGTGTTCTCGGCCTGTGTGGATCCTCCACCACCCGCGCCACCTGCGCCGCCCTTGCCCTTGGGAGGCATAGCACCGGCCGGTGGGGGAGGCAGGCCCAGCTTGCCCTCCGGGTGATCCACGTCCAGGTCGTCGTAGCCGCTGTCGGGATCCGCTGCGATCTTGCCGCGCACCTCTTCAGGGCTGACTGCGCCGATCGTGACGTAGACCTGATCCGTCTCGCCCTCGGACTTGCGCATCAGGGCCTTTTCCTTCTCGGTCTGGCTGACCAGATCGACGAAGTCGAACGTGATGTCGTCGTAGATCTCTTCGAATAGGGACAGCATGATGATCTTGACCAGACGCTCCAGGTTGGGCCGGAAGATCGACTCCTGTTGGTTGTTGATGTGGTTGTTGTAGATCGTGATGTCGCCCTCGGCCGTCGTGTTCAGACCCGTGGGCGTGATGCCGATGAGGATGGTGAGTGGGGTCTTCGCCACTGCGGCCATGTGCTCCTGCGCCTGCGCCTGCAACTTGTCCAGGCCGGACAGGCTGGTCTCGTGCTTCTCGAATGCCTCGCCCTCGTTGTCCAGGACCATCAGACCCTGGTTGTCGCGCAGTGCATTGAACATGCGCGCGCGCTTCAGGAATTCGTCATAGCCCTCGCCCTGGAGGATCGAGGACAGGTCCGTCTTCAGCACGCTGCATGAGAAGTTCTTGAGCAGACGACCGACGCTGTCCCGCGTGCTCATCCAGTAGTCAACATACGGCTGGGCAAGCTGGCTCAAACTCATTCCCGAAAAATTGTAGATCGGCTTGAGCAGGTCGGGTAGTGGGCGGGCCACGAACGTGAGCAGACGTGAGGCATCGACGCGCGCACCGTAGACCCACCATGAGGTCGGCTCGTAGTAGTCCTGGCGCAGCGGGTAGGTCGAATTGTAGGTCGCGGGGTAGGTCGTGATTGGCTCGATGACCTTCAGTGCCTGGAGCGGGTGCTTCTTGTTGATCTTCTCGTGCTGGATGAGCAGCTTGCTGCCGATCTCCTCGACGTCGTCGATCTCCTTGTCACCGAAGTCCAGGTAGATCTGGCCACGCCCGAAGAAGCCATCGAGCACAGCGCACCGCTCGAACATGTTCTTCGCATGCAGACGCACAAGCTCGACCTCGATCTGCTTGATCTCCTTGTCGCGCTTGTGATCGCCCGTGCTGCGGAACTTGATCCACTTGCGGGTCATCTCTTTCGCAGTGCGCTCGCTGATGTCGCGATACTCGCTGATCTGCGTGAGTTCGTTCAGGTAGGGGAAGCCAGGGAAGCCCAGGCCGGTCATGCCCATGGCGTGCTGGTTGTCGTAGCCCTTCCACATCGCGCCTAGCTGGTCGTCCATGGCCAGGACGTGCTCGTCCAGCATCTTGCCGTCCGAGCACATGACCTTCATGGGTGGCGTGTATGGCTTGACGGTCCACTGCGGCACCGGCATTTCGTGCGCGTGGTAGATACCGGACTTGCCTTCATTGTCCTCATCCAGGCGTGCGAGGAACGCTTCGCTGATGTGCTGCTTGTGCTTGCTCAGAACCTCTGCCACTTCGACATGATGCTGGTGCCTGCGCCACTCGCACACTGCGAGTGCCCAGTAGCCTCTGCGCTTGCGGTCCAGCCAGGAAAATAGACTCATGATTGCAGCTCCGTCAACTGGACATGGATGGTTGCGGTGTTGCCTTCAGTGGACGCGGAAACATCGTAGCCGTGTGATTTGAAATAGCCACCGATGAGCGCGCACACAAGCTTGAAGAACTCCGAGAATTCGCCATTCTCGAAGCCCTGGTCAGTAAGCTCGATGCTGCAACCATGCTTGTGCGCCTTCTCCATCGCGTCCAAGGCCATGAGGATGTAGTCAGCCGCCATCTCCACCGCGTCGTTCATGAAGTCTGCCTTGGCCTTGTCGTCCGCGCGCAGGGGCACAGGCTCGGGCATGGGCGGGATGGCCAGTGGAGCGGACAGGCTAGCGGCGAGCAGAAGGAGTGCGGTGATGGTGATCATTGCTTCTCCTCAGTCACGCTGCATCGTTCATCATGCGCGGACGCTACTTTACGCCCGCTGCCTTCAGCCCAGCTTTTAACGCCAGATACGATCTGCGCATCGCTCTTCCTGGGTGCCGGTGCGGCCTTCTCACTCGTGCCTTCACCGAAGCGACCATGGTCGTCACGCGGATGCTGCGATTCATCGAAATCATCCTGCGCTAGTGCCTGCGCCATCGCTTCGTAATCACTCTGCGTCTTCTGATAGACCTCGGCAGTAATACTGCAACGATGACTCGGAGCAGCCAGAGCAAGTCGCGAAGTAGCCACATAGCCGCTCCCCATCACGCACCGATCGCTGCGAGGAAGTCATCACTGATGTGCATGCCCGCGCCCTTGGTCATGGCCGTTTCCATCGCACCGATGAACGCGTCCACATCATCGTCGTGCTGAGCATTGGGGAAGTTCGCGCAGTTGTCCACGAAGCCTGCGCACCATTCGCCGCCTTCGAGGATCGTCACGAAACCGGACTCGACCGCAGGACTCACCGTGTCCGCGCGCAGCACCTTGTCAGTGGACGTGATGGTTTCGAAGATCGGCACTGTGCATTCGCGCTTCATGGCCTGCACTGTAGCCTTGCCTGATGCACTGCCACCACCTTCCACGTAGACCTTCTGCGGGTGCCATTTGTCAAACTGCTGCTGCACGGCACGCTTCACGTCGGGGAATTGCAGCTTGCCTTTCCACACGTCGATGATGTAGTAGCGATTGCGCGCGATACCGAGCGTGACGCATGACGTGTAGTCGTCCTGCTTCTTCTCGCCCAGTGCCGTATCCCAGCGTTGAATGATGCGCAGAATGCCAAGCTCGCGGAAGTATGCACGACGCTCGCTCGGCCCCATCTCGATGGGCTGCTTGATCGGCCGCAGGAACTTCCACCATTCACGCTTGAACAGGTTGCCCTCGGCCGCACTGGGACGCTGCTGGTAGAGCGAGGCCCACACCTTGGATCCGACACCCGGCTCGTCCGCAGTGCCGATCTTGATCTCCATCAACTCCTTCAGCGAGTAACGCTCCTTGTGCAGAGGGTCGCCTTCCTTGCGCAGCAGCGTGCCGTCTTCGTCGAACTCGTCATGCTCAGCGACGGCCGGGAATGAAATCACTTCCCACTGCTCGCCGCCCTTCTTCATGTTGTCGAGCAGATGACCCGCAATGTCGAACTCGTGTCGTCGTGTGATGATGAGCAGGATCCCAGCCCCAGGCATCTTGCGGGTATAGAGATCGTTCACATACCAATCCCACGTCGATGCGCGCACGGTCTCGGAGAACGCTTCCTCATTGTCCTTGACCACGTCGTCCATCAGGATGATGTCGCCACCGCGACCAGGGATACCACCACCGCGCCCTGCGCTCTTGTAGACGCCACGATGATTCACGACTTCGAAGATGTCGCTGTTGCGCAGATACGACCCATCAGCGACGGTGCGGATGTTCTTGCCCCACAGGTTCGTGTCGGGGAACAGTTCGCCATACTCCTCGCTGCATATCACACGCTGCACATCGCGGTTGATGGAGGATGCCAAATCGTTGCCCCACGACGTGCCAATGAAGGCCATGTCAGGGTAGCGACCCAGGCAGTATGCAGGGAAGCGACGGGAGACGATCTCGGTCTTGCCGTGGCGCGGAGGTGCGAACACCAGCATGCGCGGGCCTTCCTTGTTCACAACGCGTTGCAGGAAGCGATCCATGCGCCTGCACAGCAATTGCTGGAACCAGCCAGCGA